CTCAATGGTGCAACGTCCTCGTCCTACTCTTTCACTGCACTGTCTTATATGACAGGGTATAAGTTCAAGGTAGAGATCCGTGGACCTATCGGTGCTCCAGCACCTGCACAAAACTCTCCGCTGACTTCCGACGTTGCAACTCTAACCGTAACAGGTGTGGGTGGTGCAACTGGCGATACTCAGTTTGATGCTACTGCGACAACGTTCGACAGCACATCTACCCGTTTCGATCAAACCTAAATAGCACTATAAAAGTCCGAGAACTATGTCTAAGCAGAATATTGGTATTGGTTCTGCCGCTAATGACGGTACTGGCGACACCCTAAGAGACGGTGCCGTCAAACTTAATAACGTCATTGATGAACTTTACGATCGTCTTGGTAATGGCACCGATATTCTGATCAATATCGGTTCTGGTATTACAGACGGTCAAGTTCTTCGTTTTAGAACCGACCCACAAGCAGAGTTTTATGGGGATCACCTAGATACCCTGACTGCAGACCTGGATGTCAGTGGTTTTAACATTACATCTAACAGCAATGGTAATATCACACTCAAGCCAAGTGGCGTTGGTGATATTAACTTCTGGGGTGGGAATAGTGGCACACCGTATACCTATATTGATGGTGCAGATGGATACCTGAAGTGGTATGCACCATATAGCGAGTTGACAGACCTCCCCAACGCCACAAACCATCATGGCATGTTTGCACATGTTCATGATACTGGTAAGGGTTATTTTGCACACTCCTCTTCCTGGATTGAACTGGTTGACGTAAACAGCAGCATTGGTGATCTGTCCGACGTTGACATGACTGTCGGTGGTGGTCCCTCTAACGGTCAGATACTAAAGTGGAACTCCACAACTTCTAAGTTTGAACCTGCCAACGATGCTACTGGTGAAGGTGGTGTCAGTGGCACACAAAACCTGTGGGAAACTTTCAATGCAGATACTGGCAGTACAACTGCTACTGCTGCACAGGATGTTCTGACAATCACTGGTGGTACAAATATCTCCACATCTATCACTGGAGATACCTTGACCATTGATATGACGGGTGCTCTCGGAGATCCAGACCAAAACCTGTTTAGCGTGATTGGTTCCGACAGCGGCAGTAAAACTGCTACCACTACAACATCTCAGATTAACCTTGTTGGTGGTACAGGTATTTCGACAGCGATTTCTGGCGATAACCTAACAATCACCAATGATTCACCCAATATCACCCAAAACCTGTACGAAACAATCAATGGTGATACAGGATCTCAAAGTGCATCTGCTGCAACTTCTGAGGTAACTTTCACTGGTGGTACAAACATCTCGACTGTTATTACTGGTGATGGTTCTAGTACGATCGTCACGATTAACAATACTGCCGCTGCTCTGCCTTCGGTTGCTGAAGGGCAATCGATTGTAGGTACAGGGACCGATACCTATTCCGCATATGCATCACCTGTGCTCTCCTGGAGTATCACATCAAACGGTTCTACTGCATATAGATTTGATGGTCCTGGTCTGAGCAATACCACAGACAACCCAACAATCTATGTGTATAGAGGTTTCACATATAGATTCAACAACACCACTGGTACAGGTCACCCATTTGAAATCCGCGTTGGATCGGGTGGTGCTGCTGTAACGGATGGCATATCTGGATCTATCACTGGCGTTCTTGTCTACACAGTCCCCATGTCTGTGAGTGCAGGTACGACTTATGTGTATCAGTGCACCATCCACGGTGGCATGGTCGGAAACATTGTAGTGGTCTGATAAATGGCAAGAACAGTCCCAGGAAGCGGCGCTCAAATATCTCCAGTATTCAACAGCACTTACGGTGTCCGTGAGGTGTATGTTGTTGATGGTGGGTCTGGATATGATGCCAATGACCCACCACAACTTACTATTGGTAACTGTGGTACACCTCTTCGTGATGCTGTTCTCAGACCAATCATCAATACTGCAGGAGAGATTCAAGCAGTAGAAGTTCTTGATCCTGGCGAAGGATATAGTCCACTTCGTCTTGTAATCAATAGTACCGATGCGGGTGCTTTTGGTGCTGGCGGCCAAGTCTTTTTGAATGAAACTGGTGGTGTTGACTACATCCAGTTGACCAGAAATGGTGATAACTATTTCGGTGGTACTACTGCATCGATTGTCGGTGGTGGCGGTGCTGGAGCTGAACTGGTGCCCGTTACTGGTTTTGTGACTGGTCTGTCTCTTGAAAATGTCGGTCGTAACTACACCAGATCCGATATTGCTCTTGTTATCGCTGGTGGCGGTGGTGAAGGTGCAACAGGTATCTGTGAGGTAAACGAGTTTGGTCAGGTTGAGAATATCAACGTCAGCAACCCTGGTGAGTTCTTTGAGACTCCTCCTATCATTCAGTTGATTGGTGGTGGTGGATCTGGTGCAACTGCTGAGGCAGTTGTCAATCTTGGTAGGATTGAACAAATCAACATCACAAACCCTGGTGGCGGATATACCTCTCCTCCCCAAGTTATCTTCACAAGAAATACAAACCTTGTTAGAACTGCGAGAAATAGACAGTCTCTGAACTCGGTTCTGTATAACATTACAGGTCTTACTTCGGACGTTGGTGTCTCTGACACCACAATCAACGTTGAAACCACTGCAGCATTCCCTGGTTCTGGTAAGGCACAGATTGGTAAAGAGATCTTCCGTTATACATCAAAGACTGCTACGCAGTTCAAGGGTATTACAAGAGGTATCAACTTTAAGTATGACCAAAAAGTTATCCTTGATGCTCTGCAGAATGATCCCAACACGGGAATAACTGGATATCAGTTTGCCATTAACGATCGTGTTCGTCGTGTTCAGGAATCGGCAGATAACAAGATCGCTATTGTTTATGACTGGAGACCTGAGACCAGAGAACTGTATCTGGTGTTTGAGGTTGACGAACTGGCATTTATTGATGCTGGCAAATCTCAAGCAGAGACAAAGATCATCACATTCATTGCTGGTGTTGCTGGTTCTTCTGGAACTGGTGTAGAACCTCACGTAATCCTGGATTCCCCTGGTGATGAGATTGTTCTGTTTACATCTCCTCTTTCAGTCAGACCTGATAGTAGGTTTGAGGATGACGATGAACTAGAGGGTGCTGGTGATGGCATCATTGATATCATCAACACAGGCACCGACTTTGAATATGAAGTAAGTCTTGATGGTGGTATTGCTTCATCTAGATATGGTATTGAGGAAACTGTTGGTGGACAAAATACCACACTTCTTCAGATTGGTGATCGTGTGTTTGATGGTAGTCAATCACCTCTAGTTGCAACAGTCCAAGGTGCAGGTGCACTTGGAGACGGCGAATCTCACTCCGCCGACATCAGAATGATCATCAAAGATTGGAATGGTATCACACAGTTCTTAGTTGGTGAGACTATTCAATCTTCTGTTTCTGGTGTTAGTGCAACTCTAGATTCTGTGGATTATTCGCCAACAGGATACAGCACAGGATATGTGCAACTTAATCTATCCGCTCCCGTCAATAATGGTGCGAACTATAAGTTCGATCCAACTGATGCTATTTCTGGTGGTAGCTCAAGTGCGTCGGGTAATCTCTGGGAGGTCTATTACGATTACCTCCTGAGAAACGAACCAGAATAACCTATAAATAAAGGGAAGGGTAAAACAGCATAATGGCGTTACTTACTGACCAGTTTAGGATTTTTACTGCTAACAAGTTCATCAAGGCGTTGGAGGGACCCAATCCCATCCAATCTGACATTGATGCTGGGGCAAGTAGAGACCGTCTGTACGTTTTCATTGGTCGTCCACAATCGTGGGACAATGAAAATAATCCACCGACACCTATTGACTCTTTCCAAGAGTTTTCGGATGTCTTTGATGACATGATTTCGCTCAAGCGTGTGCTTGCGAATGACGTTATCCAAGTTATCCGTCGTGTGGACTGGACACCTCCCGAACAAACCACTGGTGGTTTGGGTTATGTCTATGACATGTATCGTCATGACTACAGTTCTACCAAGACCGCATCTTCTGGTGCTACCAAACTGTATGATTC